ACCATCACCCCACCGGGCGCGTTCGTCTATCTGGTTATAAGAAGCCTTGTTAGCCTCTAGGATTGGTGCGACGTTTTGTTCGTCCCTGATGACAAGCCCGCCATCTCCGTCCGCAAACCAAGTACGCTTTCCCTCTATCGTTACTTCTTCGCCCAGTTTTTGCATATCTAATCCCGTAAAACCGACGGTGGGAATACCCCACCGCCGATTCTATCACAAGTTACGCTGCTTTGATGTCAAAGATACCGCCGTGTGCTTTCTCGTTACGAACTTCGAGGGTCAGTTCGGCAAGAATCTGAGTCTTGTCAGAGTCGCCGGTCTTGGCCAGGTCATTCGTTTGGAAAGGACGGAGGTAAGCAAGGGCTGCGTACTCGGGGTCGAGCATCAGGGCATCCGTAGAACGCATGAAGCGGTCAGGAACGATGCTGATGAGGCCGAAGTCCGAGAGGTAAGCACCAGCGGCAGCAACGATAGTCGTTGGCTCTGCGCCGGTCACATAACGCTGCTCTGCAACACCAGTAAAGCCAGACACAGTTGCCTTCAAGCCTGGGGGAACAACCAAAATCTTGGGTGTGCCGCCGTCTTCAAAGATTTGCTGTGCTACGTCCTTGAGCATGGACTCAAGGAAGGTACGGGTCGTGGTGTCCGAACGAACGTCGGAACCGTCACCTGTCGGGTTTGTACCAGCCGAACCCTTGGATACGTTGCTGGTGATGTAAGAAAGGAGCGAACCTAGCTTACGAGCACCAGAAGTAGCCGTACCGTTGGTCTTGGCTTGGTTAGCCGTGATGATTGTCTCGATGTCGCGCTTGATTTCGGAAGCGGCTTTAGCCAACTGGTAAGCCTTCTCAGACTTACGGCCAGCCTTGTCTACTGCCTCAAGCGTGCCCGAAACCTGAACGGTCTTACCAACGATTTGCGTGAAGTTGCCAACACGGGTCGTGGGAGCCAACGAGGAAGCGGCTGCGTCATCACCTTCGATGAGGGCGTTAGCAGTCGTAGCGGCGGCCAATGCGTCGGTCTGCCACTCGTGGTTGGTCTGGGTTGCTTTAGCCTTGCCGATGGACGACATGATTGGCGTGTCGGTGGGGCTGATGTCATAAATGACGTTTGCTAAGTCTTCGCGGACACCAATCGAGGTGTACCGCAGGTAGGTATTTGAGGGTACTGACATTTAATTCTCCTTAGAGGAATCGTTCGAATAAAGCCGCCGCGTCTCGCGGGCGACCAGATTGTTTAAGTTGCTTGGTCAATTTCTTGACCGCCTCTCCGTCCTTATCAAGGCGTGGAGAGCCGACCCCAGGTGCTAATGACTTGGGAGCCTCTGCCACTCTTTTGGAGACGGCAGGTTTTGACTTCTGCAATTTTTCGTATTGCATAGCCCGATACAGAGTCAGGACGGCGCGGTGGTCGTACACCTGCGACAACTCTTGGTCTGTCCAGCCTACCGATTTGGCGTAATCTTTTATCTCCTTGCGGATAACCTCGCCCTTTACCTCATCTCCGAAGTCAGGGATTGCGCTTTTTAAGCGTTCCTGTTCTGAGTTGATGTGTTGCCTCAACCTCTCCTGATGCTCGGAGGCTTGCTTGGCTTGGAGTGATTCGCGTTCGGCGCGGACAGCTTGTAGCTGCTTTTCGCGTTCCATGTTCTCTGCCATCTTGACCGCGTACCCGATGGGGTCTTGGTCTTTTAAGGCAGTCAGGTCTTCCGCAGGTTGTGTCAACATCTGTTCGATGACTTGCAACCGTTGGGCATAGGTGTCCCGCAATTTGGCGGCTTCATCTATCCTTGCGCGTTCGGATTCGACTGCCTTACGCTGTTCGGCTAGATTCTGCGTCTTTTTGGTGTAGTCAGATGTGCGTGAGTAGCCCTTAATCAGTTCGTCTAAGTCCACGTCCAGTTCTTCGTTGTCAACCTTGACCCGAAACCTTTGTGGCGCTTCGACTTCTTCTTGGACTTCTTCGCCTTCCGCTTCCTCGTAGGCTTGTACTTCTACCTGCTCGGTTTCTTCCTGTGCTAGCTCCTCGGCTTGGCCTTCCGGCTGCTCTGGCTCCAACATCCCGAAGATTTTGGCGGCTGCATTGTCTACTGTTTGCGCACTCCCTTGCGGGTTGGTGTCTTCCATTTGGAACTCCTACTGTGGTTAAAAAACCATAAACTTGCGTTTCTTGTCTATCTCCTTGTTGGTGGCGATGGACTTGAGTGACGCAATAAATTCTTCTAGCCCCTTGAGTTTTAGACGCTCGCGTTCACGAACATCCACATCCTCGTCAGAACTATCTAAGATGTTGTTAATATACATCAGCCGTTGCTTTTCTACAACAGCCATAAAAAACTCGTCGTTCAGGAAGGCTATCGCCCGTTCTGTTTCGTTCAACCGGGAATCTCCACGCCTTGATTTCTACCTTGGGAAACCTCAAAGGCTTTGAGTTGCGCCTCGGCCTGGAACTCGGCACTCTTGAGTTCCATCTGCGCGGCGGCTTTCTCCCTAGCCAACTGAATGTCTGCGGCGGCCTTCTCGCGCTGTAACTGGATGTCTGCCTGTGCCTTGGCCTGGTTCAACTGAATGTCTGCTTGCGCCTTTGCCTGAGTAATCTGCATCTGGGCTTGCGCCTGTTGCATCAGGGCTGCGGTAGCGGGGTCAGGTTGTTGCTGTTGCGGTTGTAGAAGTTGCTGTTCCATCTCCGGCGTAATCTCGCGGAAGAACTCAGATGTGTCCTTGAACCCTGCGGACTCGATAAACCGTCCCAAGGTATTGCGGTACTGGCTAGGCGAGACTAGCGGGTTGGCTATGCCCATCTGGGACATAATCTGCTCCTGCTTTTGCAGGATTGCGGCCACCATCGCCATCTGTTGCTCACGGTTACCAGTACCTAGACCGACGTTTACCGTCAGGTCGTACTCGTTGCTCCACTCGCGGGGGTCGATAGCCACGAACTTGCCACGCATCCGCACGATTCTTTCCTTGTCCTGATACTTGCAGACAAGGTGCAGGATGGACTTGAACAGGTCTTTTACCCCTGTCTCGGCGAATATCCGAGCAATCAACTCAACCTTTGCGGCTCCTGCGTTCTGAACCATAGCCACCGCTGTCGCGGTAGTGTTTTGCAGGATGTTGGGGTCTAAGCCCTGAGAAGCCTGTGTAACGCCTGTGCGCTTCTGCTGTATCTCGTCCATGTAGGCAAGCATGGGGAAGGCTTGTCCGGCCACCAGAGGCACTTGTAGCGGCGTTATGGCGGCATTGTTCTTGACCCGCACGATACCGCCAGGAGTGACCGTCAGCATATCGTCTAGGTTTACTTGCCCGTCGACCACGGCCATCCGAGCGTTGTTGGAGAGGTACAGGTTATCCAACATCTGACGTGTAATCGTGGTCTTAATCTTCTGGATGTCCACAACCCTGTCTGCAAGGCTATGCCCGAAGAACTTGTGGGGCATGGGGATTGGGCAGACGGAGCAGAACGGGATGAAGTCTGCTTCCTCGTTCTCTAGGATTGTGCCGCCAGCGTAGAACACCCTGCGCAGTTCGGCAATGCCGTCCTCGTCGTAGTCTGTCCTGATGTAGCACTCGAACGTCTCAATCTCGTCCATGCTGGTATCGAGGCTGGGGTCGTCTGGCTGCTCGCCGTTGGGGAACCGCGCAACCCTCTCAGGGGTGAATGTCAGGTCGTCGTAGGCGGGCAGAGCGTCAATATCGTCAGCCTTGAATCCCATGCTGATTAACTCGGAACGGGTCGTGAGCCTACGGTGAGCCACAAACGGGGCATCCGCAATCCGGCGGGCTTTCTTGGAGATTAAGAACTCCTCGGGCGGTACGTTCTCTACCTTGACCGAACCCTTCTTGTCTATCTTCTTGACCGTTACATCGTAGGCGAACACAGGCTGCATCATAGGAGCCGGTGGGGGTAGACCTTGAGCCATCGCTTGCTGAACCGCCATCGGGTCAACAGGCATGGGTACTTCGCCAATCTGTGTCTGCTTTTGCTTGACGACTTCCATCTGCCCGTCGGAGAGCAACATGGTCAGTTCTTCCTCGGAGAGGTTCTGATACTTCTCCTTATCAACCGAGGTCTCGTCGTTCCACCAGACCTTGATTACGCCGTTCTTTTGCAAGAGCGCGTCCTTGAACCAAGTCTGGAATACCTCGAAGCCTGGGTTGTCGTTCATCAGCACCCAGTTGCAATACTCGGTGGCTTGCTTGGCCTTCTCCTCGTCGCCGGGAGCCTTTGGCTCGAACCGTACAACGTCGTCGGACTGTGTAAATACACGCAGGAGTTGTGGCAACGCACCGTCTACGGCCTCTGCTACCTCGCCTGTAACGATGGTGGAGCGACCCTCTACCTCGTTACCGTAGGGTTCGCGGTTGTACGCCATGAGCGAGTCGCGGCGTTCCTCTACGGTCTCGGTATTGATATAGCCGAGAGCGTTGTCTATCTCGTTCTCTATGATGGCTTGTAGGTCAAATTCTTGCATTTAGACAATCCATTTCGTGTTCACGTTAAGCGGTTTAGCCCAGGTCGAGGTCGTATTTAAGCCCACAGCGAGATACCTAAAGGCATCCGAAGCGTGGCTTGACCAATCATGCAGGGGCTTGTCGTAGAAAACATTGCGCTTCTCATCGTACTCTCGGCGGTAGTTGCGT